CTAATAAATATATTATATTATCTTTGTCGAAAATATTGTATGGTTGTTTGGTTGATACATACAGAATCAAGAACTAAGAATATGAAACTTGCAGAGTTATTTTTTTGGAAAATAAAAGTTGAAAAAAAAGCTCCTGTAAGTAATTATATTGTTTATAATCAAGAAATTACAATTATCACAAATATATCTTTGAACTGATAGTAGCAAAATCAGTAAAATAATGTGAGAAAAATAAGAGACAATGGCTAATGAGCAAAATCTTAAACCACTAAAAAAAGGAGATGTTTTAAATCCAAAAGGTCGTGGGAAAGGAACGCTTAACAGATCCACTCTTCTAAAAAAGTGGCTTGCAGTTAAGGCAGAGATAACAAGGCCAGATACAGGCAAAAAAGAAAAGATGGAGTTGTTTGATGCTGTTACATTGGCATTAATAGATAGGGCTTTAAAAGGAGATGTGAATGCCTACAAAGAAATAATGGATAGTTTACATGGTAAAATAGCAGACAAAGCAGAGTTAGATAATAAATTATCAGGAGAGATCATTATAACTCGAAAAATTCACAATGGCTAAAAACATAGAATTAATTTATACTCCCCAACAGATGGATGCCTTTTTTGACATTCCTGTTGGGACTCGCTTTTTAATAATACGCAAAGGCAGAAGGTTTGGAGCAACTAAAGGAGCTTGTAATGCTTGCATAGAGTGGTGTTTGGAGGGTGACAAGATACTATGGGGTGATACAATAAGTGGAAACATAGACAGATACTTTGAGAGATATTTCCTCCCAGAATTAAAGAAAAACAAAATTGATTATTACTACAGCAAACAATCCAAACAGTTAAATATTGCCAACGGATATATAGATTTCAGGAGTGCTGACAGGCCAGAGAATTGGGAAGGATTTGGATATAACAAGATCATCCTTAATGAGGCCGGGATAATATTAAAAAATGCATATCTTTATACCAATGCAGTGCTTCCAATGATGATGGATGATCCCAACAGCTTACTTATAGCAATGGGAGTTCCAAAAGGAAAGGTTGGCAAGGACAAAGCAGAGCATCCATTTTACACATTATTCAAAGCAGCCGATAATAAACAACCAGGCTATTTCACAAGAAAATATACATCATGGGATAACCCATTTTTATCCAAACAGGATATTGATGATCTGGCAGCAGAGATAAAACGCATGAATCCTGCAATGGAACAGCAAGAGATTTATGGGGAGTTTGTTGATGGTGCTACCGGAGTATTGTGGGCTCCTGATTTGATTAAACACATTGATAAATTGCCTCCATTAAAACGTATTGTGGTTGGCAATGACCCTTCAGGATCTAAAACAGGAGATGAGGTTGGAATAGTTGGTGTAGGAATTGACTATATGGGTAACTATTATGTTTTATCGGATCGCACGGGTGGATATACTCCTCTTGAGTGGGCAACAATAACAGTGAACGAAATTAATGCTTTAAGAGGGGATGCCATTATTGTTGAGAGAAATTATGGTGGTGATATGGTTAAGGCAAACATAATGAATGTTGATAAGAATGTTCGTGTTATTGAAGTAACTGCATCCAGAGGTAAAGAAGTGAGAGCAGAACCCATCCTGAGCTTATATGAGCAGGGAAAGGTATTCCATGTTAAAGGATTGCATAAATTGGAGAATGAAATGCTTACATGGGTTCCTGGTATAAGCAAATCACCTAACAGAGTAGATGCCTTGGTTTGGGCAATGACAGAACTTTCAGGAAAAAAACAAGTAACAGTTTATTAGTATGGAAAAAAAGAAACAAAATCCAGTGATTAAAGTATTTTCTGAGTTAATGAATCGTATTTCATTAGCAAAGGAATTGGGGCAGCAATACTCTGGTAAAAGGGATTTATATACTGCTTTTGGTTATGAAACACAATTGACTTTTACTAATTTTTATACTCAATATAAAAGACAAGATATTGCAAGGGCAATAATTGATAAACCTGTAAAGGCATCATGGAGAGGTCCGGTAATGATTCTTGAGGGTGATGATGAGAATTATACTCCACTTGAAAAAGCCTGGGAGGAATTATATGATCGGTTGAGGTTAAAAAACAAACTTACAATCTTGGATAAGCTTACCGGGATAGGTACTTATGGTGTTTTATTATTGGGATTGGATGATGTACAAACAAGGGAACAGTTTGCAATGCCTGTGACATCAGGTAAAAGAGAGTTAGTTTATATCAAACCATTTAGTGAAAATTCGGCAAAGATCAATAAATATGAAACAGATCCAAAAAACCCAAGATATGGGTTGCCTGTAGAATATTTGATTCAGATAACATCAAGCAATACAAGTAATTCTTTTAATGTAGCAGTTCATTATACACGTGTTATTCATGTTACAGAAAGGAATCTTGAAGATGAAACAATTGGTAGTTCACGACTTGAGGCAGTATTTAATCGATTACAGGACCTTGAGAAATTAGTAGGTGGATCGGCTGAGATGTTTTGGAGAGGTGCAAGGCCCGGTTTTAATGCAAGTGTAAAACCTGATTATACCCTCCCTCCAACTGCTGCTGATGATTTAAAAGATCAGATGGATGAATATGAACATGATTTAAGAAGGTTGTTTGTTAGTGATGGAGTTGATTTAAGAGAGTTAACTATTCAGATAGCAGATCCTGTTAATCATGTTGATGTACAATTACAAATGATTGCTGCTGAAACAGAAATCCCTAAAAGGATGCTAACAGGTAGTGAAAGAGGTGAACTTGCAAGCACCCAGGATCAGGATGAGTGGTATGGTGTTATAAAAACACGTAGGGAAGAGTTTATTGAACCAATGATATTAAGACCGTTAATTGACAGGCTCATTGAATTAAAGATATTACCACCCGCTGGACCTGATGGATACAGCATCAAATGGATGGATTTATTTTCAGTATCAGAAAAATCAAAGGCCGAAGTTGGTGAGATAAGAGCAAGAGCATTGGCTTCATATGCAGCCCAACCAATTGGCCAATCAATTATTCCTCCACAAGCATTCTTTGAATATTTCTTAGGATTGACAGATGAGCAAATTGAATTGATAAGCACAATGGCTGATAAAATGATGACAGAGGAGGAAGCAGAAATGGAAGAGACCCCAGATCTGGATGAACAGGATGAAAATAAAAAAAATCCTGATGAAATTGAAGCTAATAAATTCATGCCGTTCGAATATGGTGGTGTTGATGATACAGTAGTATAAAACATAATGATAGCAGCCCAAACATATAAAGCACCCAAGGCATCCCAAATAGTTGGAGTGTATGTTAGATCAAACAAATATGATCCAACACATACATCAGCATTAAGGGAGGCTTTTGTGCGAGATATGAAAAGGAGATTTGTTAGTATCAAAAGATTAATAAAACAGGCTATTGTAGATCAGGATTGTTTTGGATTAAAAAATGATGTAAGAACTTTTGCAAGTGCAACCAAACCCGCTGTATTACCAGGGAATAGATCATATCAGTATATGACAAGCCAACAAAAGGTTGCTGCATTTATGGAATGGTTGGCCGATCAGGTTAATGCTGGTATATTAGAAACAACAAAGATTCAGCAAATAGGTAGTTCTGTAAATACAGCATGGACAGATATGTATGTTAGTGATTCCTACAAAAGAGGAGTCCAAAGAGCAAGGTATGAGATGGGAAACACTGGTATGGCCATTCCTCCATTAGAGGCTACAGGTGGAATTGCTGCAAGTATGGGAACACCTTTCCATATGGATAGAGTTGGTGTTTTATACACCCGTACATTTAGCGAATTAAAGGGTATTACATCATCTATGGATAGCCAACTGAGCAGAATACTATCTCAGGGAATTATCGATGGAGATAACCCAAAATTATTGGCTAAAAAACTGTTAAGAACTATTTCAGGACCTTCAGGTGATTTAGGGATTACAGATTCATTAGGCAGATATATCCCGGCTGAGAGAAGGGCAATGATGTTGGCAAGAACGGAGGTAATAAGAGCCCATCATCAGGGAATGATTCAGGAATATAGAAATTGGGCTGTTGAAGGAGTAATAGTAAAAGCAGAATGGAGAACAGCTGGATTTGAGGTTTGCCCTGCATGTGCTGAGTTGGAAGGTAAGATATTTACATTAAATCAGATTGAAAACATGATCCCGGCTCATCCAAATTGCAGATGTATTGCAGTTCCAACAATGCCGGAAATATAAAAAGAAAGGATAAAACTATGGAAACAGATCACACAGTTATTGCAACCCCATTTGAAACATATTCAAATACAGCAACAGCTTACCAAGTACGCACTAAAACGTATCAAGGCAGAAAACATTTGATTGTTCCTGTTGTAATGATGATCAATGGAGTACATTCAGGCAGTCATGGACCGATTCTACATACAGATGCAGAGTTTGGTAAATTTCCGGCCTCATGGGATGGTATTCCTGTAATGATAGGACATCCTAAGCTGGATGGATCTTATGTATCAGCAAATGTTCCTGAAGTAATGGAACAGGCTGTTGGCAGAGTGTTTCACTCACATATTAAAGATGGAAAATTAAAGGCAGAGGTATGGTTGGACAAACAACGCATGATTGCCCAATCACCAGAAGCACTATCATATATAATGCAGAACCGGGCATTGGATGTAAGCATTGGAGTATTCTCTGATGATGATCCAATACCTGGGGAATATAATGGAGAAAATTACATTGCAATAGCACGAAATCACAGACCGGATCACCTAGCTTTACTGCCCGGAGAGCAAGGAGCCTGTTCATGGGCTGATGGTTGTGGGATTAGAGCTAATGTTGATGGAAACTCAATAATCAGTAATAACACTAAAAAAAAGAGAGAAATGGCAGACAATAATTTGACATCCTGCTTTCTTGGTAAGGTAGAAAAAATAGCTGCAAATGCTAACCTACCCTTTTCCACGGATGAGGATAAAGAATTTTTATTGACTCAGACAGAACAAAAGCTTGATGCTATACTTGTTTTGGCAGAGCCAAAGATTGTTGAAGTTGAGAAGGTGGTGGAGAAAGAAGTACCACAAGCTCTTTCGGCAGAAGATCAAGAAGCCTTAAACTATGGAAAACAAGCACTCAAAGAAAAAAGAGATAGCTTAATTGAAGGAGTAAAGGTAAATGCTAAAGGTGTATGGACAGATGAAGATTTGGCCAACATGAGTAATGAACATTTAGAAAAGTTAAATAAGACATTCGGTAATAATGTTGACTATTCTCTAAATGGAATTGTAAAAGTTAATACAGGTGGAATAGAGCCGATGCTTCCACTAATTGAAAACCCAAAAAATTAAAAAGAAAGGATATATAAGTCATGGGAAAACATTCAGTAATTATTAAAGATTATGCTCATATTAGAGAGGAATTTGTGGCAAACGCTGCAATCACTCCAGGGCATTTAGTGGAACTTATGTCCACAGGGAAAGTACGTGTACACGCAACAGCCGGAGGCAACTGCCTTCCTATGTTTGCTGTTGAGGATGAACTACAAGGAAAAGAAATCAGTGAAGCCTATGCTGCTGATGATCAGGTTCAGGTATGGGTTCCTCAAAGAGGAGATGAAGTGTATTGCTTAATTAAGCATGCTCAAACAATTGCTATTGGTGATTTCTTGGAATCAGCAGGCGATGGTACTCTGCAAAAACATGTGGCTGATGTTGCTGATTCACAAGAATCTGATAACATCTTAGGCAACCAGATAATTGGGATTGCTATGGAAGCTGTAACAATCGCATCAAGCGGTTTGTATGATGATGATGATCCAAGATGTATTGTTAAAATTTATTAAGAAAGGAGAAGAAAAATGAATGTAAATATTGATTTTATTGGAAAAGCGGGTCAAATTCATCAAGGCGATGTTGCCAATATGTTAATGACCAACCAACGTTTAGATGTTGGTACGATGCGACCATTTATTGGTGAAGATGGTAAAAGCTATATCACTGTATTTAAAGGCGGGGATGCTAAAAAACCTGAGAATTATGCTTCTGTTCCTACAAGTTATGGAACACTAAGGAGAGATGAGTGGAAACAGCTGGATGAGGCTATTATTCCTGTTGCTGAATCAAGATTAAATGGTATAAATGACCTTGTAAGTCGTGGCCTGGTTTATAACCTTGGCAACGCTATGGGAACTACTGTCCTTGAATTTCATAAAAGTACAGATTCATTAGAAGCTGTTCTTACAATGGATGGTATTTCAAGAGGTAAAAATGACAGACCTGAGTTCAGTACTAATTATTTGCCAATTCCAATTATTCATGTGGATTATGAAATCAATGCACGTGTATTGGCTGCAAGCAGATCATTAGGAAATCCTTTGGATACTTTCCAAGTTGAAAGAGCTGCAAGAAAAGTGGCTGAGAAATTGGAAGCAATGTTGTTTACCAATACCACTTATGCTTTTGGTGGTGGAACTATTCAATCATACATCAATTTCACAGATCGTTCAACTAAGTCAATCACAGCTTGGACAACTTCCGGTAAAACAGGAGCTCAGATCATTGATGATGTTATGGATATGAAACAAGCATCAATTGATGATTATCATTATGGTCCTTGGGTTCTTTATATTCCTACAAGTTATGAAACTAAAATGGATGAAGATTATTCAAGCTCTAAAGGGGAGAATACCATCCGTGACAGAATCTTAAAAATTGGTGGAATTATGGATGTTAAAGTTGTTGATACACTTCCTACTAATAACGTTGTATTGGTTCAGATGACTACTGATACAGTTCGTTTGGTACGTGGTATGGGCATCCAGAACGTTCAATGGAAATCTGAAGGTGATTTTGTTAATAACTTCAAAGTTATGACAATTCAAGTACCTCAGATCCGTTCAGATGAGAACAACAGATCAGGTATTGTTCATGCTTCTGTATAATTATTTATCGCTAATCATGTGATAAAAATATTTAATCATTTAAAAAGAAGATAAAATGGAAATGCCAGCAATGTTAAAATGGAAAAAAATAGGTGGTGGATCTTTACGTTTACAAAAAAGAATCATTAAACCGGGTCAGATTTTCGAGGCTTATGAGGAGGATATCCCAGCTTCATTCAGAAAATTAGTAATTTGTTTGAGTGATGATGTTTTGGCTGTTGCTACTGCTAAGAAATTAGAAGAGGCTAAAAAGCCAGAAATACTTTATGAAATCAAAGAACGTTCAAAAGGATGGTTTGATATCGTAAACATTGAAACAGGAAAGAAAGTAAATGAAAGAGGCTTGAGAGATGCTGAAGCCAAAGACCTTTTGAAAACTTTAAAAAGCTAAATATTATGGTTGGCTGGAAAGTACCAAGAATATGGGAGGGTGGAACCTGTTTTATTATAGGTGGAGGCCCTTCCATGCTTTCCCAATTTGATATCCCTGAGGATTTAATTCAAAAAGTTTATCATAAACAAGCAGATCCATCCGTGTATTCATCATATATGGAAAAGATACATAATGAACATGTGATAGCTGTTAATATGGCTTTTAGGATAGGACCATGGATTGATATTGCATATTTTGGTGATCCTGGTTTTTGGAAAACAAACCGGGATGAATTATTGAAGTTTAAAGGTTTAAGAGTTACCTGTGCGGATGCCATAGAACCTATCTATGGTGCTAAATTGAAGTATTTAAGAAAAAATCCAAAAAGAAGGAACGGAATTACCAATGATCCCAGCTTCGTGAGTTGGAATCATAACAGTGGAGGATCGGCCATTAATTTGGCGGTTCATTTAGGAGTGAAAAGAATTATTTTATTAGGTTTTGATATGAAGGTGGATGCCCATCATAATCAACACTGGCATAAATACTATTATACAAATCCAAAAACGGTTAATGGAACAATGGCAATGCATAAAAAAGGATTCCCACAGATAGCAGAGGATGCTAAGAAATTAGGAGTGGAGATATTGAATGCCTCTCCTGATAGTGCGTTGGATTGTTTTACAAAAATTAATCTAAAAGATATTTTATGAAAACCAGATTAATAATATGGGTTATAACTAAGTGCTCAATGGATTGCCCCTTGTGTAATCAAAAACATACTAGGGATTTTTTCAATAATTATGAAATGACTATGGAGGAGGTACAACACATAGTAGATTCTATTAAAAGAAGGAATATTCATATTGATGTAATAGAACTTACCGGAGGAGAACCATCATTGTGGTCAAATTTAGAGAATGGAGTGGCTTTATTTAAACAGATATGTGATACAGTGACCCTTATTACCAATGGAAACAATCCTCAAAGAATCATTGATTTAAAGCTAAAATATTGGGTGGTATCCTCATCTCAAGCCTCCGAACAGGAATTGGAGATGTACAAACCTTATTCAGATCGAATTATTTATAACAATCATCATCATAAAAAGATTCCTGAAACTTCGGTGAAGGGATTTGAAACAGCAGCCTGTTCTATGGAAGTAGATCCATTTGGAAATGCTCAAATAGCTTTAATGTACATAAAAGGATATGTTTATTATTGTTGTTCTGCTTTTGGTTTGAGTAATAAAGTTCCATTAACTCGGGATGTAATTATTTCGTTTGAAAGAGATTGGTTGGAATATTTTAAAGACAGAGTATCAAAACCTATTTGTGGTCATTGTTTAAGTAATACAGTTGTATGGCACAATATCGATTAAGAGATATAAAACATAGACACAACATAAGTCCGGATGTCTATGAGATTAAAAAAGTCAGTTTGGTAATGGCTTCTTTTAATAGATCTTGTCTATTGGAGATGGGTTTAATGTCTATTGTGAGGTCATTACCTCCTATTCAGGTGGAAATAATAATAGTGAACGATGGGAGTGAGGAGGATAAAACAAAAGCAGTGATTAAAAAGTTTACCGATTTGGGGTTGGATATAAAATACATCTTTACAGGACAACGAAATGAAAAAGAAATTCAAATGAGAAATCCGGCCATCCCTATGAACATTGGAATTAAACAGGCTTCAGCGGAGGTTGTTATTTTAACTTGTCCAGAGATTCTACATCAGAAAAATACTTTGGAGAGAATAATAAACCCACTGAAAAAGAGCAAAAAAACACTCAGCATTCCAAATCATATGTATTTTGATAACACCGGGATCTATACCAATTTAGTGAAAGAAGGTAAATGTGCGAATATTAATTTATGTAGCCATGAAACCGAACATAATACAATGCCTTTCTTATTAGGGATTTGGAAAAAGGAATTGATAGACATCGGAGGTTATGATGAGGATTTTGGAGAGGGTTATGCCTTAGAGGATAATGATTTGATGAGTCGTTTGGTTAAAAATAAATGTTGTTATCAAAGAGTGGATACATTCGTTGTTCATTTATACCACGGACCTCGATGCCCTGAAGGAGAAATATGGAATAATCCAAGGTGGATTAAAAATAAGATATTATTAGAAACCAGAAGAGATATCATAATACGAAACAAAGACAAAAAATGGGGAGAATATGAAAAACATTCCTAAAATATTACACATCTATTGGGATAAGAGTCCAATGTCCTGGTTGCAAACAAGAACAGTGACTACATTCCATAAACATAATCCTGATTGGGAAATCCGTTTATATTTACCCATACAGGAGTACACCAGAAGTGCTAAATACATCCCAGACTATACAGGAACAGATTATTTTTATTTGATAAAAGAATTGGACTATGTTACATTTATAAATGTGGATATAAACAAATATGGAATTGATAAGGATCTCCATAACATACTCCGTTCAGATATTCTTCGATATAATTTATTGTATGATCATGGAGGTCTGTGGTGTGATTTTGATATCCTTTGGCTGAAACCTATTAAGGATTTAAAATCAAGTAAAACAGTGGGAAAAGCACCTGTGACTAAAATGGGAGCTTCCTTGTGTATGTTTCAAACAGTTAAAGGACATCATAATATTGCTATTATGTTTGCCAAGCCAAAACACCCGATGTATAAGGCTTTCATTGAAGAAACTACCAGATTACAAAAGAAAAAGAAAAATAAAGATACTTTCAACCATCAGGAGTTTGGAACCGATATGTTGGGCATAATGTATCCGGAGTTTGGGGATGCTGAGGAGTTATATGATGATCTTGTTGGATTCGATTATAAAGTATTTTATCCATATTCCATTTTTGGACTTGAGGAATTGTATCATAAAACTAATCTAAGTTTGATTGATAAGGATGTGATATGTATTCATTGGTTTAATGGGCATAAATACAGTAAGAATTATGTAAACAACGAAGGTTTTGAAAAAGATTGTAGCATGACACGCATTTTAACAAAAATAGGAGAAATTAACTAATGAAAGTTTTAACCATCACAGGAACCCGGCCAGAACTAATAAGGCTGGCCATCATCCTAAAGAAATTGGATGAGGTATGTAACCACATATTGGTTTATACGAATCAAAACTACACTCCCAATCTGAGTGATATATTCTTTAAGGATCTTGGAATAAGAACACCCAATTACACCTTTTCCGAAATCACCAGCCATGAATCATTCATGGCTAATGCCTTTGCTTCGTTTGAAACCGTTTTGGATCTTGAGAAGCCGGATAAGGTTCTTGTGTTAGGAGATACCAACTCAGGACTGTTGGCTGTATTGGCTGCTAAAAAAGGGATTCCAGTGTATCATATGGAAGCCGGGAACAGATGTTATGATGGAGCAGTTCCGGAGGAAACAAACCGCAGAGTGATTGATGCTTGTAGTTTATACAATCTGCCTTACACCGAAAATAGCAAACAGAACCTTATTAATGAGGGATTCCATAAAAACTATGTTTTTAAAATAGGCAATCCTATTGGGGAAGTTTTACAACATTATAAAAAACATATCGAAGGGAGTTTGATTTTACAAAATCTTGGATTAATGCCTTGTGATGGAGGTTGCCAATCAGCTTATGTATTATTGACTTTCCATCGAACCGAAAATGTGGATGATAAAAAAAGAGCCACGAGTGTAGTGGAAGCGGTGAACGAAATAGCAAAGGAAATGACGATTGTATTTCCGTTCCATCCCAGAACAAAGGATCAATTTGCTCGACATGGTTTAAAATTTGCCGATAACGTTAAATTGGTAGATCCTTTGGGATTCTTTGATTTTGTTTTATTAGAACAATATGCTACAGTAATACTAACAGATTCAGGAACAGTTCCGGAGGAAACAAGCCTGTTTCATAAACCAACTATTGTTCTAAGGAATACCACAGAAAGACAAGAACTGATGGAGAATGGTAGTTTAATTCTAGCAGGTACACGAAAAGAGGATATATTGAGAGCTTTTCATTCAGTAAAGTGTTTAAAACAACAATGGGGAGGTTTGGATGATTATGATAAAACAAATGTTAGTGATACAGTTGTTAGGTTATTAATGGGACAGCAGGATTTTATAAAAAGACATGGTCATGATGAATATTAAAGAGGATCTAAGCAAGAGAAAAGAGTTTTGGGAAAAACAACACCGAACAAAAAATCTCAGGACCTTATCCGGATGTTCGTTGGATGAGACCTTGACTTTTTTACAGGTGAGGGAATTAGTCCAGCCTAAAGTTAATTTTTTAGAAATGGGAGTGGGCATGGGGCATATAAGCAAGGCTTTATATGATCATTGTTTTGTATCGGCTTTGGATATTTCTCAAGAGGCCCTGGAAAGAGTATGGCCATATTGTGTAGCCACTTACAACTTGGATCAAATAAAAGAATTACCAACAGATTATTTTGATGTTATAATTTGTCATAACTTGGTACAGCATATTCCTACTGATTTATTGATAGTGGAATTTATTGAAATCATAAGATCCCTGAAACCAGGAGGAGTGTTTGCTGTTGGATTTGTTTCAACAGATAACTCAGAGGATACAGGAAAAGATTTAAACTATAAAGGATATGATGTAGGTTGTTATTGCAGAACTCCTGAATGGATGAAACGAATGGTAAAGAGTATGGGAGCTAATGCTGAATTAAAATATAGTGCTGTATGTAATATTGATATTGTAAAAGGAACTCATGTAATACATATAACCAAATGATTTTTGAAAATAAAACCATATTAATCACAGGAGGCTCTGGGAGTTGGGGGAATGAATTAACTTCTCAATTGTTAGACAAAGATCCCAAAAAGATTATTATATTTTCAAGAGGAGAGATTGCTCAAGTTGCTATGCAAAGAAAGTTCAATGATGATCGATTACAATTTGTAATTGGGGATGTTCGGGATGCTGATGCTGTGGACAGGATCTTTCAAACAGGAATCGATTATGTTTTTCATTTGGCAGCTTTAAAACATGTTCCTATTTGTGAGTATCAACCTCAGGAAGCTATTAAAACGAATATCCACGGAACAGTAAATATGATTAATGCTGCTATTAAATACAGGATTAAAAAATTTACTTTAGTATCCACTGATAAAGCTGTAGATCCTATTAACACGTATGGAATGACTAAGGGGATTGCTGAGAGATTAGTGATACAAGCTAACTGTATGACCAATTATACGGATTTTATTTGTATTCGTGGAGGTAACGTATTGGGAACAAATGGTAGCCTGGTTCCGTTCTTGATTGAACAAATAAGAACAGGAAAAGAATTATATTTAACAGATCCTAAAATGACTCGGTTCTTTTTAACCTTGAAAAAAGCCATAGAATTATTGTTTTTTGCTGTAGAAGAGGGTGTGGGTGGAGAAATCTATGTAATGAACATGCCGAGCTTTTATATTAAAGATTTAGTGGAGATAATTGGCAATCATTATCAGTATCAAGGAAGGATAAAAGATATTGGAGCCAGGGAAGGGGAAAAATTAAATGAATCATTAATAAGTTCATTAGAGATAAGCAGAACCAAGTATGTAAATAATAATTATTTTGTAATATATCCGGAAATTAAAACCAACAGAACTCATTTTCATATATGGGATTCATTTGAATTTCAAGATACCAGATATTTGGAAAGTGCTTTTACATCAGATCAGAATTTACATACTAAAGAGTATTTATTTGATTTATTAAAACAAGGAGGTTATTTAAAATGAGAATATCCGTGGTAATGGCTTATTATAACAGGAGGAGTTTGTTGATAAATACTCTTCAGTCAATAGCAAAATCTAAACATAAGGATTTTGAAGTCATTTTAGTGGATGATGCCAGCGTGTTATCAGAAAGGGTGGAGGACCTGGTTGGGGAATTTCCATTTTTAAAAATAATTCGATTGGAGAGAACTGATAAATGGTACACCAACTGCTGTATCCCTTACAATATAGGAATAGCACAAGCTAAAGGAAATATTGTAATGATACAAAACCCGGAGTGCTTACATACATTGGATATCTTATCATATGTAAACGAAAATATAAATGATCAGTTGTTTTTATCTATGGGTGCTTATGCTTGTAGTAAAGTATCCACTGAGGTTTTGAAAGCAAAAAAAGCAGATCCTTATTTTTTCATGAAATCCCTTCCACAGATTACTTTTAATGGATCCCAAGGTTGGTATAATCACAGTAAATATAGACCCGTTTTTTACCACTTTTGTTGTGCTTTAACTAAAAAGAATTTGGATGTATTAGGAGGCTTTGATGAACGTTTTGCCAAAGGGATAGCATATGATGATGATGAATTTGTTACTCGAGTACAAAGGATGGGATTGACCAGGGTGATTGTGGATGAATTTCCTGTAATACATCAATACCATTCTAAGGCAGAACATCTGGCAGTGGAAAATTACAGAGAAAAACATGAACGAAATAAAAAGTTGTTTCAGGAGGTTGTTTTAAAAGAGAATTTAATAACAGTTAATAATAGTTATCATGGTTGTAGTTTTGTGTTATAGAACCGGAGGAGATTTTAAATTCATGGATGTTGAGTTATTGGCATCCAAGATCCGACAGCATTGGAAAGGTTCTGAACCATTATCTATTTTGGTGTTGGCTGATAAGGCTGATCATCAAATGGAATTAATTAACTATACCATTTGTCCTCCTGAGAATAAACTATGGCCAGGATGGTGGACAAAAATGAATTTATTTGCTCCCTCCTTAGAGCAATACAGACCATTCTTGTATATGGATTTAGATACAGCGGTGGTGGGGGATTTAAGTGAGATTATACCAGAAAATAAAGAACAATTTATAACCCTAGAAGATTTCTACAGACCCTTTAAATTAGCATCAGGATTGATGTGGATTCCGGCCAAGAATGATAGGGTAAAAAATATATGGAACACTTGGATGAGAGGTCCTGAAAATATAATGAAAAAATATAGAGGGGATCAGGAATTTATTGGAAGTGTAATAAAACAAGATACCTTCTGGCAAACAATGTTTAATAAAGTATTCAGTTTTAAACCAAGAGCCGGGTGGTTAAAAGTATTACCAACATCCGCTGTGGTTATTTGTTTTCATGGCAAACCAAGAATATATGAGGCTTCCAAACAAGTTGAATGGGTTAATAATTATGTAAAATATGAAAGTTAATAAACATACACCTGTTTTTGTTACCGGGATAGAACGTTCAGGAAGTTCTATTATAGCCAAGATTATAGCTATTTGTGGAGCCTGGAAAGGGGATACCACAGGGATGTATGAAAATATTAAGATTCGTGAATTGTTAAAAGGAATTTATAAAAATTGTAATGCTGATGAATTAGGGCAATATCCTTTGCCAGATCTAAAAAAAATAAGACCTTTGTATAAGGATCAGATTAATATTATTTTGGAACAACAACGTTATAATGAAAATACAATATGGATGTACAAGAGCTTTCGATTGATACAAACATGGACATTATGGAGAGAATTGTATCCGGATGCTAAGTGGGTTATTATACGAAGGAGAACATCAGATATTGTTGATAGTTGTTTGAAAACAGGATTTATGAAGGCTTTTGAAGATCCTAAAATACAGAAGGAGATAGGTGTTGATAATGCTCGAGATGGATGGTTGTGGTGGATACATTATCATGAGAAATTGTTTTATGATTTAGAACAGTCCGGAGCAAACATTAAAGTAATATGGCCAGAGAGAATGGTGCAAGGGGATTATAAACAGATTTATGAAATGATCGATTGGTTGGGATTAAAATGGAGTTCAGAGATTGTTCGACAGATTGAACCTATGTTATGGAAAAGTAAAATAAAAGGAAAGGAGAAATAAAATGGCACAAAGAACAACAGCCACTGATGTAAAAGCAATAATAGAAACCACTATGGAAGATGCTGCAGTGGAGGCTTACATTTTCAGTGCAAATGCTATGGTTACCCAATTGTTGGGAACGACTCTTGAAGAGGCTACTTTAACGGAAATAGAAAGGTGGCTGACAGCTCACATGATAGCCATTACTAAAGAACGTATGTCACAGAAGGAAGGGGCAGGAGGGGCTTTCATTGAATATGCAGGTAATTTTGGGGCCGGATTACAAAGCACCTCATGGGGTCAGATGGTTGAGATGTTAGATACCACAGGTGCCATGGTTTCTTTAGGTAAAAAGACAATAACCTTTTTAGCAATACCTCAGGAGGATTCATAAAATGGGCATAGAAAGTTTTATCAGAAAGATGTGTGTACAAACCGCAGTGTATTGGGGAAATCCCCAACCTGATGGGTATGGTAAGATGACCTATGATGATCCAAGAGAAATATTTGTGCGATGGGATGTTAAAAGGATAGTGGTCATTGGACCTGATGCGAAGGAAATAAATTCAGATGTTGAAATATTGACTCCGGAGGATCTGGAATTACAAGGAGTACTTATTTTGGGAACATTAGAGGCTTTATTTAATAGCAGTTCAGGAAGTGATGAAGATCCATGGGCAGTGGGAGAGGCTTATGAAATATTGGCTTTGGAGAAAATAAGTATGCCAAAATCATTAACTCAGTATGTAAGAAAAGCATATTTAAGTAAATACAAAGTGTAATGGCTAAAGGAGATGTAAAAATATTGGGATTGGATAAGGTAATTAAAAACCTTAATTCTGAAATTCATAAGATCGAAGGAAGGACAATGAAAGGTTTAATACTTGCAACAATATTAGTACAGCGAGAGGTGGAGCCTAAAGTGCCTGTTGATACAGGTAATTTAAGAGCAAGTTGGTTTACTACTCCGGTGGAAAGTAATAAAAACCCGGTTGTATTTTTAGGATTCTCTGCTAATTATGCCCTGTGGGTACACGAAATGGTTGGAGCTACGTTCCAAAGACCAACAGCCCAAGCCAAGTTTTTAGAAAGTACTTTAAAACAGAATCAAAAAAAGATTTTAGAAATAATTGCTAAAACAGCACATGTATGAATGCAGTAAGTGAAGATATCAAAGACATGTTGGAAGCTCAAAGCAGTTTGGGATTAGTATTTAAAACTAATTTGTTTATTGGAAGAGAGCCTAAAAGCCCCAATAATACAGTTACTATTTTTGATACTCCGGGAGCACCTCCAATGAAAACCCTTACACCGGGTGAAAATTACTATTATGATTCTTTTCAAATAAGACTTAGAACAACTGATTATCAAACAGGATATGCTTTATTAAAAAGTATTGAAGAGTATCTTCATGTGATATCTCAGCAAACAGTTAATGAAACTTATTACTCAATAATATACTGCTCATTACCCATAACTATGTTAGATTGGGATGATAATAATAGAGTTCATTTAGTAGCAACTTTTGAGGTTCAAAGAAGAGATTTGTATGTACCTGCTCCTGATATACCTTCTAATATAGTTTTATCAGCAACACCTACTACAATAAGCATAGCATATACTTGTTCTTATCCTGTAGAGATTTGGATGTTTGTTGCTGGTGTTTATATCAAGTTAGGAACTTCTGAATCATCACCTTATTTAGTTGAAGGATTAACTCTTGGAGTTACTTATTATTTTAAATTTAGATCGGTTAATGATGTTGTTTATAGTGATTTTACTTCTATTTATAGTAAAGTAACAGCCGAGGTAATACCAGTAGCACCAAGTAATTTAGTTTTAACAGTATTATCAGATGTTGCTATTCAGTTAGATTGGACTGATAATAGCGATAATGAAACTGGATTTAGTATTGAGCAATCTACTGATGGTGTTGCTTATTCTGAAATAGATACAGTAACAGCCGGAGTAACAACATACAATGCAACCAGATTAACAGAAAACACAGAATATTTTTATCGTGTTCGTGCATTTAGATCAACTGTTTACAGTGAATATTGTACAGCACAAAGTGAAACAACCGAATATACACAACCAGGCGTTCCAACTCTCGGCACATTAGTAGTTATTTCCGATACAGAGATAACAGTACCTTATACAAGCGATTATCCAGTAGAGATATGGTATAGTACCAACAACGTAACTTACACAAAACACGGTGATGATACTGTAACACCTTATGCAATGACAGGGTTAACTGCTGCAACATTGTATTATGTAAAAACAAGGGCGGTTAACGGGAGTAAGTATAGTGATTATACAACAGCGTTAAGTGCCTATACATTTACAACAGAAATGTTATCGTTAGTTGCAAGATATACTACTCCGCCAACAAATACTAACAAAACACTTATAGATAAAACAATTAGGGATTTGAAAAGTAGTGGATTGTGGGATAAATTTAGCGTGCTTCAATTATACCATTTAGAAGATAGTCAATCTTCTTTATTAAATTTTAAGGGAGATGTTTATAACGCTACGCTTCCTGAAAAAGAACCATACTTTATTAAACACAATGGATTTAGGGGAAATTTGGTAGATAAGTATTTAAATACTGGTTATAATCCAGTTGGTTCGTTATACGAACGAAACAATGCATCGGTGGGGTGCGTGATAAGAGATATTGGTTCTGTTGGGATATATACAGCATTTGGAAGCGTAAAAGAAACCGTAACATTTAATATTAATTATTTAAATAACTTTAATGTAACAACTCAAATAGGTCAGATAAATTGCGCTGCATATAGCACTGGTGATAACGTTAGTTTAGTGCCAATAGTAGGAATAACTACACTTGCAAGAAATAGCGCAGAAGGTTCGTTAGTTTATCAAAATAAAGACAGAATTTTTACTTCATTTAAAGATTCTAATGGTGTTCCGAATCAAAATATATTTGCATTAGCAAGTAATAATAAAGGAGCAGCAACGCAATTTCATAATTGTATTATTTCTGGATTTTATGCAGGAGCGTATATATCAAATGATGAACATAATACATTATGCGATATATTAAATTATTTTTATGATAATTACGATAATACAATAACTGGAAATATAATTGTTATTGGTGATAGTACAATAGATACTTATTTAAACCAAAACGCAGTATCTTGGTTTTTAAGAGGATATTCATTAGTAACAGATGTGTCAGAACTTGCTGAAACAATTGCACAACAAAAAACAAGATATGAAGCATTAGCGGCAGGGGTTAAGAGTGGTGCTAATTATGTTTTTGTTCAAATTGGATTAAATGATTTGAATCCAGCCGAAAGCGCAGCTACTGCATTAACAAGATATCAGGGATTAATAGACTCTATAAACACATCATCTGCTTTTGCAAAAATAGTTTTAGGAACAATGACCCCATGTAAACAAAGATTGATTGATCTGTATGGAGCTGTTAATGGGTTAGTGGCATATCAAAAATGGATAGATATGAATGAGGCGATAAAAGGCAATGGTGATAACGCTATAACAGGTATGGATGCAACAGCATACGTGCATACTTCTACATTAAATGATGGAAGCGGTAATTTAAAAGCAGAATATGAGATAGTCGGAACGGTTGACCATATTCACGAAAACAATGAAGCAAGATTAATAATAGCTCAATCATGGATGGCAGAAAAATAAAAAATAATTAACATGAACTTTTTAGATCAATTCAGCGAAGATACAAAGATAAGCAACATGAGAGTGAACTTCTCTCTTGTTGTGTAAAAATATAACATTAAACTTTTTTAAATCCGGGCAGATACGAAAAAGAGAGATGTTGGATGAGAAGTTTTATAATCAATAAAAACAAAAAAGAAAGGGAAAATCATGAGTAACGCAATGAATGCCATAGGAACCAAACTTTACAGATGGAACAGTTCATCTCAGTGGGAGGCTTTGGCAGAGGTTAATTCAATATCAGGTCCTGGGATGTCTCGGGAAACAATTGAGGTTACTTCATTAGATTCAGAGGATGGTTACAGGGAATACATCGGAGGACTCCGTGAGGGAGGAACAATTCAATTATCGATGAACTTCACTCGAGCCAACTACAATTTAATGAAGGCTGATTTTGAGTCTGATGAATTACAGAATTACAAAATCGTTATTCCAGATACAGATGAAACTACTCTTGAATTTGAAGGATTTGTTATGGAGTTGCCAGCCAACTTCGAACCAGGTGATAAGATCACTATGGATGTACAGATTCAGATTTCAGGTAAGGTGGAACTGTTTGATGGAAGTTCTGGAGGTTAAAAAATGGTTAATCCTAATCATGGGTATTTTTAACCAAAAATCTTTGATTTAAGCAACCGAAACTCAAAGTGATAGATTCGTATTGCTTTGGTAAAAGAATTAAAAGAAGCAAATGAAAAGTGTATAATTTTAAAATTAATCAATCATGATAAAGTATTTAAAATACAAAGAAAAAGATTTACCAATCAGGGTATCATATTATGCTTTGAAAAGAGTAAAGGAAAAAAGAGGCAAATCATTATCCACTATGGCGGAGGATGATTTTGAAGCTCAGGAATTATTGTTATTGTATTCCTTGAAAAAAGGATGTGAGGAAGAGGGGATCAAATTTGAATACCATTTTAGGGAGGATGAGGAGAAAAAGATGGTTGTAGATATTGAGTTTATGGATATCAAAACCACTATCGAAAATGTAATGGATGAAGTGTTCTTTGATTTTATGAAGATAGTACCTGAATTTTTTCCTAAAAAAGAAGGAAAAGAAACAGAGGATGAAAAAAAGTAGGAACATCAGAATCTTATAAAAAGGATGATATTGATTTTGATGAGTTGTGTGGCATAGCAATCGCAAGGTTGGCAGTATCAGCCAGAGAGTTTTATGAGATGACTCCTATTGAATTTTATTATGCTATCAAGGTATCGAATAAAAAAGATGAAGCACAATATAAAACCCAATCTGAAGTGGCACGATGGTTGGCCAAACATTTGTGGAATATGGCTGGTAAGAAAATTAAAAAAACATTGAGAGATGTTAGGGATGTAGAGAAATTTAGTTGGGATGAATCGGTTTTAAAAAAGAATCA